GCCCCCCGAGGGCGAGGGTTCAATGCTCAATGCCGAACAAGTGGCCAAACTCAAAGCTTGGCTCGCTTCCGGAGCCCCCGCACCCGCGAATGAGCAACCCGAAGCCGATCCACGAGCGCATTGGGCCTACCAAGTGCCTCAATCGTCCGACAAGTCGATCGACTCGCTAATCGCAGACGCTGGCTCGTTTGGCCTCGACGCCGCGGTAACGCTGCATGTCACGAAGGGCACGACGAGCGACACAGTTTGCGCTGGCAACGACTCGCGGCTATCCGACTCGCGGACGCCTACCGACGGCAGCGTGACGGCCGCGAAGATCGCGTCGTCCTCCGTCACCGTCGCGAAACTATCTGCCACAGGCACCGCGTCGGCCTCGACGTTCCTCCGCGGTGACGGGGCCTGGGCCGCGGCTGGATCGACATCGGCGTCCGACCTAACGAGCGGCACGCTACCCGAAGGTTGCCTCCCGAATCTTGTGATCGTTCACCCGTTCCTACTCGCCGGGATGTAGCCCATGCCAGCCGCATACAAAGTCTTGGGACAGTCGAACCCGTCGGCGACGACACTCACCACGCTCTACACCGTGCCTGCGTCGACCTCGACAATCCTTTCGACGATCTGCATCGCGAACCTGTCGGCGAGCCTCGTAACGTTCCGGATCGCCATCAGGCCCGCCGGGGCGAGCATCGCGAACGCCCAGTACATCGCCTACGACTCTGGTCTCGCTGCGAACGATAGCGTCTTCCTGACGCTCGGCGTGTCGCTCGCGACTACCGATGTGGTGAGCGTCTACGCGAGTACCGCCAACGTCTCGTTCTCGGTCTTCGGATCGGAGCTGACTTGACCGTCTCCAGGTTGACAAATCCGCGACGCATCTCGTCCGCCGGTATTGCGTCGGCTGGTGGGTCGTATGGCGTTTTCGACCCACGCTACATCGCCGGATGCAAGATGTGGCTTGACGCTAGCGACGCATCGAGCGTGACCCTAAACTCAGGAAACGTAGCAGAGTGGCGCGACAAAAGCGGCAACGGAACACACGCAACGCAGTTTACGGCGGCATCTCAGCCGGCTTTTAACTCGACCGGGCTCAACAGTAGAGGCGTGATCGAGTTTGATGCGACAGAAGCCCTTACATGGGCGAGCAGTACGTCGACATTCAACTATTTCCATAACGCGACCGGCGGCACGATTTTTATGGTGCTGCTGAAAGCTACAACGTCCGATCCGAACGCGATCCGGTACATCCTCACCAACTCAAATACATCAACCGCCAACACGGGGTTCGGCGTTTTCTTTGACGATAGAACTTCAGTAAGCCGGAACAATGGGCTGATCGCTGGCGTCGATCGAGGCGTGAGCGGCCAGGGAACCTCAAGCGGTTTCGCAAACAACGCGTTTCCGTCTGCCAACTCCTACGCCGTGCTGTCGATCGCCTTCGACAACTCCAACTCGACTGCCGCGTCGAGGGTTATCTCGCGAGTGAACGGGACGGCCCTGTCGATGGGCAACACGCTCACGAACGCGGCGGCCACTGGCAACGCCTCAACAAATCTGCTGATGGGAAATTTCGGCGGCGGCGGAGCGCTCCGCGGCGTTGCCGAGATGGCATTCTATGAGGGCGTCCTCTCAACTACTTCTCTGGCTCGCCTGGAGTCGTATGCCGGCGCGAAGTGGGGAATCACGATCGCATGATCTGCCTACGCTCAACACCAGACGCCTACGAGTCGTTTCGCTCGACGCTCGACTCGTCGCTCGGGTATCCCGACATGGAACGGAGAACGCTCACGGCTATCCCACCGTTAACCGAGTTGCACGCGGACAACGCCGGGCTCGTTTACCTCGCCATCGGAGACGACGCGCTCCCGTCGCAAGCTCTGGCGGCCATAATGCTTTCAGGTACTTTTGAGCAGGTATCCGACGCGGAGTTCCAGGAAGTATTCCTACGGTTTATCAGCGTGTCTCCCTAATGCCTGCCCGCGTCGAACGCTGGTCGCCGCCGCGGATGAAGCGGACAACCGTAACGAAGGAGACCGCCCACTACCGGACGGCCGACTGGAAGGCCCGCCGGCTGCGGATCCTCAGACGCGACGCGTTCGTGTGTGCTGCCTGCCGCCGCGTCGTCTACGGCCAGGCGGCCCACGTTGACCACGTCCAGCCGCTCGAGGAGGGCGGGACGGACGAGGACGCGAACCTTCAAACGCTCTGCCATTCATGCCACGGCACGAAGACCAGGGCCGAGCAGCGGAGGCGAGGCGTTCTCTGACCTTGCGCTGCTATTGATTCGCAGAATGGCTCGGGCAATCTGCGGGAATGAATGGCACGGATGCCACAAAGACTCGAGTCGGGCAGTGCAAGGGATGCGGCGTGGGGACTCGCGCTCGTGGAACTCGAGGTCGAGTTCCGGAGTGGTGCGGGGAGTGCAAGAAGCAGAACACCAGGCTGCGAGGCCGCCAAAAGGCCTACAACCTTAGTTGCCAGAAGTGCTGCAAAGAGTTCGTGGCAGTTGGGTCGCCGCAGCGAAAACTTTGCGGCGAATGTCTTGGTACTCACAGGAAGGCAGAAAAGCCGTCATGCCAGCATTGCGGGTGCGACTTCGATCGCTGGAAGCAAGGCGGAAGGTCTGCTGGGCTGTATTGCAGCAAGGAATGCTGGGTTGAGTTCAAGAAACTTCAGCGCCTTCGCGAACAATCCGAGAGGCTCCAGGATAGGTTTCTGAAGAACTACCGATCCGCAGCGGCAGAGATAGATCGCAGGCGAGAGAGACAGCGTAAAGCCTCAGAACTGCGTCCATGCGTGCGTTGCAAGAAGATGTTCCGAAACGGCAAGGATCGTCTCTGCTCTGAAGAGTGCCGAAGGCTGTCGAGGAAGATCAACAAGAAGGCAGGGAAGAAAAGCAGGGTAGCGCGCGGGCACTACGATCGATGCAGGATTCGAGGGCTGCCATTTGATTCGTCCGTCGACCGTGCGTTCGTCCTTGAGAGAGACGGCGGCATGTGCCTACTTTGCGGAGAGCAGACGAAGACCGGAGACCGAGAGAGAGCGCCGACGATCGGCCACATCGTCCCACTGAACAATCCGCTTAACACACGCCACGGACACACCAAAGAGAACACGTTCACCAACTGCGCAAGGTGCAACGGACGCCAGGGGAATGCCGTGATGATCGACGGTCACCAGAACCACGACGACCCTCGCGGCTCGTACCTGGAGATTGTCAGGTCGGCCAGGTACCCCCTCAGGTGACGACCTTTTGCCGGCCAAAACCCCACGAGCCCGCGACGATGATTTCTGACCGCCTATTTTGAAACGGAGAAGCCCATGGGACGCCGCGGCCGACATCCTGACCCCAACTCCGCGAGAACGCGGGCCGCCCTGGCCAGGGCTGCCCAGGTCGGAGCCATCGCGGCCCCGGCATCCGCCGGCGATCCGGCGACTCCTCAGAAGGTGAAGCCTCCGGCGTCCGTCGCCGGCCGGCCCGCGGCCGCCAGATTCTGGAAAGCCCACGCGGAGGACCTCGAAGCCGACGGCCGGCTGACCTCCGACCGGGCCGAGACCTTCGGCCTCCTGTGCCACCTGTTCGCCGACGCCGAGCAGCTCGCCGAGCAGATCGGCCAGGAGGGCTGGATCACCGCGACGGACAAGGGCCAGGCCGTGTCACCGGTGGCTCGCCTGCTGCGTGACTCGCGGCGGGACTACGTCATGCTGGCCCGAGAGTTCGGCCTGACTGCGGCGTCGTCCGGCCGGATACCCCAGGAGGTCACGCATGGCGAAGGCCAAGAAGACCACGACCCGGAAGCCGCGGTCCTCGCCAAGCTCTCCGTCCGCGGCTGATCCGAGGAAGCGGCCCGAGTACGTCCCGGGATATCAGTGGGACGCCGCCGCGGCCGAGGCCCCGGTCGAGTTCATCCAGACACTGTGCCGCCACCCCGACGAACGCGGCGGCGACCCGAAGCGGATCGACCTGATCGAGTGGCAGGCCGAACGCGTCCTCCGGCCGCTCTTTGGATGGCGACGTGCCGACGGACGCCTTCGTTTCCGCCGGGCCGGGATCTTCGTTCCTAAAAAAAATAGGAAGAGTTCCCTTATGAGCCAGCTCGCTCAATACATGGCGACATGCCACGCCCCGGCCCAGGACGTGTTCCTCGCTGCCAACGATCGCCTCCAGGCTCGGACCATGTACCGGATGGTCCGGCAATCGGTCGAGGCCTCGCCCACGCTCTCGCGTCTGCTCGAGGTGATCGACTCGCGGTCGATCATCCGGAACCGCGAGACCGGGAAGGAAATCCGCTGCCTGTCGTCCGACTCGTGGCGGAACGAAGGTCTGAACGGCTCGGTGATCCTGGACGAGATCCACTCCTTCCGCTCGCCTGACCTGGTCGACGCGTTGATCTACGCGACCCGCGGAACTGCCAACGGCCTCGTGATCTCGATCTCGACGGCCGGCTCCGACCGGAACGGAATCGGCTGGCGTTGGTGGCAGGACTGCGAGCTCGTGATCGCGGACCCGAAGGCGAACCCGACGTTCTACGGTCTGATCTACGCGGCGAAGGACGAGGACGACTACTCGTCGCCGGAAGTCTGGCGGAAGGCCAACCCGTCGATGGGGGTCGCCTTCCCCGAGGACGAGTTCGCGGCCGACTACCAGGACGCCCAGACCGACCCGCGGAAGATGTCGAAGTTTCTCCGCTACTCGCTGAACGTGTGGCAGGCCGGCGACGCTCGCTGGTTCCAGGGCGACGACTGGGCGAAGTGCAACGCGGCCCCGCTCGCCCCGCTCGCCGGCCGCCCGTGCTGGGTCGGCGTCGACCTGGCGAGCAACCTCGACATGACAGCGGCCGCGTTCGTGTTTAAGGAATCGGACGGCTCCTATTCGGTCGAGTGGAAATACTGGGTCCCACGCGAGACCGTGGCCGACCGCGTCCGCGAAGGGATCCCCTACGACTCCTGGATCCGCGACGGCTGGGTCACGGTGACCGACGGCCACCGGCTCGACCATGAGTCGGTCGCCCGCGACATCGTGGCCTATGGCGAGACCCACGAGATCAAGGCCGTGGGCTGCGACCCGTGGCAGGCCGGAGCCCTGGAGACGCTGCTGCAGCGCGAGGGGATCACGACGAAGGACATCCCGCAGCGGACCTCGTACCTGAACGCCCCCTGCAAACTGCTCGAGGCCCTAGTCGTCGAGGGCCGCCTCCGGCACGGGGCGAACCCGGTCGCGACGTGGAACGCAAACAATGTTTGCGTCTACACGGACCCGACGGGAATGGTGAAGCCCGACAAGGCGAAGTCGAACGAGAAGATCGACGGCATCGCGGCCCTGGTCAACGCGCTCGCCCTAGCGTCGACCGACGAGGACACGGGCGAGGCCGCTAACCTCGACGACTGGAAGATCCGGATCATCTGATCGAGATTCTGCCGGGGGATCGCGGGGGAAACTGGCGGACATGCCCAGCCCCAAGAATCGCCGCCCGTCTACCACTGGAGGCCGCGGCAGCCGCCGCCGGACTCCGGCCAAGGCCGCCGCGGCCCCGCGCGTGATACAGGTCCGTGGTACGTCGCTCTCGTCGCCCGGAAGCTGGGGCTCGATCCTGCCGTCGGCCGTGGGCCCCGAGACCGCCGTCCGCGTGTCGGCGATCTTCGGCGTCGTCCGCTGGATCGCCCAGGCCGTCGGTATCTGCCCGATGCAGATCATGCAGGAGCGGCCCGACGGTCGCCGGCAGAAGGCCGATCTACCCTGTGCCTATACGCTCCGCAAGCGGCCGAACCGCTGGCAGTCGGCGTGGGATTTCTACACGCTCCAGGCCTACTGGACCGCGCTCCACGGCAACGGCTACGCGAGGATCCTGCCGGGCGACCGCGGCTGGATGACTCAACTGATCCCGCTCCATCCGTCGCGAGTTGTGGTCGAGCAGAACGCCGACTACTCGCTCGCCTACAAG